AAACACCCTTATAAAACTTCTTTGATTCTGGATCAAAATACTTATCTTCTTTAAATGAAACCATCTTTCCTACTGCTGATGGTTGGTGCATTTCTCTGATGTTACCACGAAACTTTGCAAATGCATCCATAGATGCTTCTGCTGTTACAATATCATCTTGCTTATCAACGTTATCTAATGATGCAAAACCAGAAACAATTCGACGTTCTTTGTCAACCTTTGTTAGAGGCATAGATAGTCGTATGTTATCCCCATCTGAATTCCAATGGGCTTTGAAGATATTAGTCACAAGTATATTATAGAGCCTTTTTTTACGATATCTCAACTATTGAGATGCTCGTCCTTCACCTTTGGGATTTCTACCACTTACTGTAGCAGACCCATCGGATTGGTTGTTTAGTCTTTCTCCATCCCGTGCACGATCTGCGTTGTCATTTGCAGTATCTTGTGGCTTAGGTTGGAAAGGCTCGTTTCCTCCATCTCTTTGTGGTAAACCTAGAACTTCTCTTGCTTCATTAGGAACCATAATCTGTGTCTTAATGTATCGTTCTAAAATTTGAGATTGAGCGATTTCATCTGTAAGGGTAAGTTCATTAAACTTAAAATCAACAATGTCTGTCTTTTCACGAACTATCTTATTAATCATCTTTTCAAGATTACGTTGTGCTGGTCTTGCTACCTGCTCCTTGAAAGTTCTATCCTGTGCTAGGGCTGCAGCGATTGCTGCTGAATCTGATCCACCTAACTTTGAAAGAGGAACTTGGTGAGCAACAAGAATATCATCACGATTAGACTTGCGGTAGTCTCTAAATGATCCTTCTTGGATACCGTTTTCAATAGGCTCCATTTTAAATTCAACCTTGTTTGTGTCTGAGTCGGCTGGCAAAGGAATATATAATGTTCTGTGGTTTTGTCCTTTGAGTCCAGTCTGCAAGAATCTAAACATCTTGTCTTCTGCTTCTGGAGATAACTTTGCACCCTTAAGAGTTACTACATATCTTGGGACTGCTTTGTTGCTAAAGAAATCAATGTTGTATTGTGAAGCCAAAGCATCACCATAAAGAGCATTAATTGCAGAAAGAATATCTGGAACTCCATAGAATGTATTTAGAGGTGAGTATTCTTTAAAGTGAATAATCTCATTTGGTCTTGGGTCCGTTCCAAGTGGATTAGGATTCGTTGCTCCAAAGTTACGGAAGTATACAACCTTGTTTCCAATAACCTGTACGTAACCATCACGAAGTCTGCGAACACGCATAGTTGTTGATGGAATATGTCCAACATATCCAATGTCTCCTGTTACGGTTCTTCCAACTTCAAGGTAGGCATTACCAGTTGCCTGAAGATCAGTAAATACTTTTTCCATGCTTGATGTAAATGAATCATCATTATTTAAAGACTCTAGCCAATCACGAAGTTCAATCTTGGCTCTTTCAATTCTTTTTCTTGCAGCCTCTGCTGCTTTTGCTTCAGATCCCTCTAACTTAAGCATAGTTCTTGCTGCTATCTTGAAATCGTATCCAAGTCCTACAATGTTTTCTACCTTGGCGTCAATGGCTGCATGGTTTGCAAATGATGTGTCGTAGTAGTTTGCTAATTCGTACAAGTTCCATGGTGGTGTAATTACATCAAACAGGCCATAGCCATTACGATAAATTAATCCTGGGTTAATCTCTTTAGATGCTGTTCCATTAATACCAGTGTTTACTGCACGAGCAGAGTCAATGTATCCTTGAGATGCATCTACTTTTCCCATCTCTATGGATTCAGATTTAACTACCCTGGAGGTTCTGCGTTTAAAGTTGTTGTCTAGTCCAGATAAATCTTTTAGTTCATCCCAAGTTTTGTTGAATGGATCTTGTGCTTGAAAGACATTTATTTCTTCTGGAGTGTCATCCATTTTAATTCTAACATACTCTTGTCTATCTTCTGACATTAGTCATCACTTCCATATTTTGCAATAGTATCTTTGGCTGCCTGTACTGCACCAAGATCGTTCATAGAAGGAATAAGGCCTTCTGACAGTCTTTGTTTTTGTTCAGAATATTCTTCTTCTGAAATTCTTGTAAGTCCTGGGACGAAGACGCACTCGCCATCTCCTTCATCTCCAAAGTGTCTTGCTGCCTCTTTTAGTTTTGATATCTGAAGAATGTCTCCCCGCATTGATTCAATATTTAATACTGAGCCTGTGCCGTCTGTAAACCATTTTCCATTAGACTTTTTGTAAACATAAAGACCCCATTCGTAGTGCTTTTCAATAACTTTTACGCGGGAGTCTCCCACTTGCCCTTTCATTCTGGGCGCTTGCTTACGCTTTTTGGTTGGTTTTTCCATATTCATATACACAAGTATACCATATTAAACGGCGGTGTTAGTGCTTTGTGTCCAAGTGACTTGGCTATAAAGACTATACTTGTAGTCTTTTAATCTTAAAATCTTTTCACTATCAACAATTATTTTATTTGTTCCTGTGTAACTCTTATAGATTGTAGACGGGTTGACTCCTCCAGGGCTTGTTGATGATCTAATAAGTACCCCACGCCACAAGATACCTTCTGGTGCCCAGAAAGCCCACTCAATAGGACTGTTTGGGCCAGTCTTTACGTTAAACCATGGCCTAGTTATAATCCTTTGATTTTCTATAAGGTTTGTGGATTTATAATATGAAATTGTGTTAAAGGTTATTGGACCATTAATCCTAAGAGATCCGACCATATTTTTAAAATCAAGTAGGACTGGGAAATAGACACCAAGGAATCCCCACTCCTTTACTGTCAGAGTTGGCTCTTTTACTAACTTTCCGTTCCAGTAAAACGCTATACCGTCTTCTAGTTGTCCGCTTCGAGCATTTATAGCATAAATCTTTGCCCTCTTTCCATCTGGGCCATTTGCAACAATAAAAAACTTAATGTGTGCACTTTCTGATTCAATCTCAAAAATCTCTGTAGGAGCATACGGGAAAAAGTCTTGATCAAACCTTATTGCACTTTGCATTGCCATAATTTTATAATCTGAAGAGACATTCTCATTTATTGGAATTGAAAGGCCCCTACTAATTAAAGGATCGTATGTTCCTTTTAACTCTATCCCGCTAGTTCTTGTCAAATATAGATATGGGGAACTCCCCTTGTAAATTGTAAAAGGGTTTTTAGACTTATAATCAAAATAGTCTCCAGCCATTGTGTATGGATATAAAGAGTTTCCAAACCTAGTCCCAATTGGATTTGGGGATGACTCATTAAATGATTGAGACGCATACTCAAGGCTTTTAATTGAGACTTTATTTCTTAAGATTCCAGGAACTAAAAACTCAAGGTGAGTAACGATGGCCAAATCTTTTGTATCTGCTGTAGAGGGTGGATAGATAATCATATTATTTATAACCTCATATTTTGTATTCATCCAGTTATTCCCTGGATTAACGACTCCTTCTTTTGGTGGAAGTTCTTTATTAATAAAATACCCATCTACCGCATTTGCCCCTGACTCAATATACTGAAATGTAACATAAGACCTAACCAAAGAAAAAGATGTATTATATTTATAGTTTTTGGTTGATTTATTCTTTAAGTCAGAGTAGTCCATATAACCAGTAAAAAGTTGATTGTCTAGTGAATCATAAGTTCTTTGAATTGGGTTTGAGTAATCATTCTGAAGTTCTGCGTATGTCCAAGAGCCAGTTTGCTCTTCTTCTAAAAACTTTGATGGAGAAGGATAGTTGATGTTAAACTGAATAAAGTCTAAATCATAATAGTCATCGCCACGAGCATCTTTTACATATTGAGAAAAATAAGTAAGTGGGACATAATCTTCCCAAGAGCAACTAACATCTATGTCTAATGAGTATTCCTCAAAATAAACCTTTGGCCTTAGTGTATAACTTGCTGTGTGATCTTTAAATTTAAATGTTGAGTAAGACCCTGGGTTTCCTCCGTCAAGGTAGTAGTCCCAGAACTGTGAAGATCCGACTCTCTGAAGTTCGTTCTCTGAGTTATAGTACCACCCCTCTGTTCCAAAATAAGAGTTTCCTCCATCATGATTTACTGAATTTGTATAGTTGTTAAAAAGGTTTTCGTAGTCTTTTGAAGTTCCGATTTCGTTAAAAAGATCTTGTATCTTTGAGTGATTTGACTCGTTACAGAATCCAATGTTATAGATGTTACCACTAAAAGTATTTGAAAGATTGCTTTTTCCACCAACATATAGTTCTAGGCTGTTAAAGTTTGCTAAAAAAGATTCTACGTCTCCGCCAAAATTAGCAGAGAACAAGTCTAGATCCATAGCAACAGAAAAAGGTTCTCCAGGATAAACATTGTATGAAGAATGAATCACTGACTCTTGTCCATTATAGTTTAAAACATAGTTGATAGTTGTATTATTAAGAACAATAGATAAAGTATTTGTTGTAACACCTGACTTTATTAAAAATAATACTTCGTCACTTGTTGACAAACTTTTTACTTTAAATGTTCCATAAAAAGATCTTACCTTTTCACGCAACATATTTAAATTACTGAATAACAAGTATCCATGTTGCTGTGCCCATGTGGTAGATGGCCTAAAAGAAAAGAACAAATCATTTTCTTGTTGCACAAGATCGTTATCTGCATATATAGATACGGTGTCTGAATTAGATAAGTATATTTCTGGCAATTCATAGTCTGGTGTAGATAGAACATTGTTAGCAGCAGATAGATTGTTTAGTTTACCCTGTTGCCATTTGCCAATATTTGGATAAGAATAATTGTTTGTATAGTCTGCAAAGGGATAATCTATATATATAGAAGATCCGCTATACGCTTGATTAATACCTTCTGGAAATTCTACACCCTGACCATAAACAAACCTTCTTTTTGCTACGATAGAAGGAACTTCATATGTATATATTGCAACACAATCAATCTCTATTGGTGCAACATTTTCCCAGGCATAAAAACCTACCCAGTCTTGATTTTTACCATTATTTAATTTGTAGGGAAGGTCAAGGTCAGAAGTTGTATAGGAAAGAGATATTACGGACTCTCCATTTATTAACAAATTTGCAGAATCATTTTTTATTACTAAGTCTACTAGCATTGGTCTAGTCCATTCACCAATAAAATATGAACCAGATGTGTTACCAATTTTTAACTTTAGAAATGGACCATCAACATATATTCCATCGGATGAACCTATGGGGCCAACAATTCTTAGTGGTACTAGAGTAGCGTCTGAGTTTATTCTTATCCAAAACTCAAGAGTGTAACTATTGTATTGACCTTCTTTATTTAAAAATCCTAGTCCTGGAATTATCAATGAAGGATAAAATGGATCTGGGTTGGGAGATAAGACTGTTACATTAGAAGCACCATAAACCATGGGGATCCCGCTATTTTTTGCCAGTAAAAAGTTGTTGTTAATAATATAGTATCCAGGATTTTCCTGTAATCCGTAAGACTTTGCTTCAATCGAAAACGTTGTTGGGGATTCAATGGCGATTGATGAAGGAAGTAATGTTTTTGTTGATCCTAGAGAGGTTGCACAAAATTCTTCTGACCATTGTCCCAATGTAATTCCGTTTGTAAAAAATACATAATCTTCCTCTACCTCAGATCCTGCACGATAATTTATCTTTATAACTATACTCATTTCAGAGTCTTCTAGTGGAACTTGAAAAGTTTCTGAAAGAAATATCCATTCGTTTGATACTAATGTTTCAAAGTATTTTAACTTTGTTATTTTCTCTCCACTTGTGTCATCACGATACTCATAGCCGATATGGATTCCAGTAATGAAAGGACTTTTTGCATAAAAGTATCCACCAATAGCAAAGGTTCCTAATTCATAATCAAACTGTGTAAATTTTTTAATAGGAAGACTGATGCAGGTAATTTCACCGCTGTCTCCAGTAGGAATTTCTCCTGTTATCTTTGTAACATTACTGGTAGGAAATGGCTGGTCAAGAACATCTGTAACAGTTACAGCAGAAAGACCAAGTGAGTTTCCTGATATATCTTTCCAGGAAGAAACAGTTCTTTCTTCTTCTGAGACTAAGGAAAGATAGTCTACCTGATCGTCTAAAGCCCAAAGAGTTGCTGGATGTTCAGCAAAAATCTTTTCAGCATATAGGTTTGATGGGTTAGACATTATAAGTCTATTTTACCACATGACTACTTGATTTTAATCTCACAATAGTCTGTTGTGCAGTAGGCTTCGCCTTGAGCCTCAAGATTATCTACCCCGTCATAAATAGCAGAAAAGTCAATGTGCTTTATTTTGCCAATATAAGACTCATACTGCTCTTCCGTAATTCCTGTGTATGGTTGCTGTGGATAAACAGTGTTTCCCATTGGCAAGAATGATACAGCCTTTAATTGACCTTCATACATATGAAGAGCAGATGCAACATGCTTTGATTCTGTTTCTTATTCAAATGAAAGTGAGACAGATACTCCGTTGTCTTACCAGTACTTTTGAGCAGTTGCTGCTAAAGCAATCTTTTCAAACAATGTTACATCTTTTTCAGAACGCTTTTGGCCTGATTTGATTGGAAAGTAAACCACTGATGTATTTGCTGAAACAACATCTTTTTCAACATTATAATTTGCTGCCTTAAACAAATGCAGCATTGGATCAGTATCTCCAAATCGGATTGCACGAAGATAAAATTCTCCACCTGGACCCCAGTGAACTCCAGGAGTTGCACCAGAAAGAATTGAAACTGATCCTGATGGCTTAACTGTTGTTACACGAATTGATTCACGAACACA